AACCCACCGGCACCGCGATCGACGCGTCCAGCCACGCGGGTCCATACCAGTAGACCGTCGGCGACGCCGACGAGGGATACAGGTACATCTTCACGCCGTCGGTGGAGTCGGCACCGGTGAACAACGCCAGCCCGGTGTCATCAAGGAAGCCGGTCAGCGTCCCCTTGATGTCCTTCAGCCCCTGGACGTACGTCTTGTTGAGGTCACCAAATGCCGTGACTTCGACCTTGTCGGTCGAGAGGTCCAGCGTCCAGCCGGACAACGAGGTGGTCGTCGTCGCCGCCGCCGAGCCCGTCGTGCTGAGGTACACAATCCCCGATTTCCCGTGATATCTTGGCGTAGAACTACCCTCCCAGCCTTCCCTACTCCACTAGGCAGCCCGACGCTGCAGGAGTGTCTGCAAGTCTCCGATCACCACGGTGGCCCTCGTGCCCCACGATGACTCGGCCACACAGGCCGGAAGTTCTGCCGCGACCGCAGCGCGCGTCAACGGGTTGTGCAACCAATCGCGGATCAGACTGCCGGCATCGTCCGGCGTCTGGAAGGTCGGCACCCGCCGCCCGAACACTTCGTGCACCTCGGCCCGATCGCTTGAGAGATGAAACGCCCCACACGCCGCGAGTTCGTAGGCGCGCGGGTTCAACGATTCCGCGTGCGCGATCGTCGGCGTGTTGCGCCCCCATCCGACCTTGGTGCGGTAGAGGTTCAGCCCGATTTTCGCGCGACGATAGAGGGCGCCCGTGGTCGCGTTGTCGATCTGCGCGCCGCGCACGAACGGCTTGAGCCGGTGCCCCTTGCGGATCCCGTCCCAGGAGCCATACAACCCGAGGTCGATCCCGGTCCAGTCAATCGCCGACAGCCACGCGACCCGGTCGGGAAAGCCGGAGCCGACGAACACCACGTCATGCGCGGCCACCGTCGCATCGATCGGCTGGTGGCCGGGCTGATGCCGCTCGGGATGCCACGCGTGCGGCAGGTAGCCGCTGTGCGGGTTCACCGCCTGGAAGGCCGCGACGCTCGATCGTTCATTCGTCCAGCAGCCGTCGACCAGCTTCGCCATCTCCAGTTCTTTCGTGATGTCATACGGGGTTTCCGTGAACACCACGAACACCTTGAGGTGCGCCCGTTTCATCATCACGACGACGTCGGGGTGGAGGAACATGCCGCTCACCGCCAGAACCGCATCGACGTCGTGGTAGAGCGCCATCGCCAGCGCCTCGTGGCCGGCCTGGAAGAACACATCGGCCACGGTCGGCTTCGGAATCGCGGGATTGCGTTTCTTCGCGCGGCGCCAGTTGTAGTGGAGCCAGCCTTGCGAGCGCGCGATCCGCGCGTCGAGGGCGTAGTCGATCACCTCGACGCCGTGGAGTTTCAGCCCGTAGCGCAGTCCGGTCGCGACATCGGCCGTCGACCAACTCGCCCCTGGCCCGAGCAGCAACAGCTTCACGTCGGCCGCCGTCCACTGCACAAGTACCCGGTCGTCATCTCCGTCTGATTGGCAAAGCCCATCGACTCGAATCGGCGCATGAAGTCGTAGGCCGCCTGGCCTTCCTGCGTCAACGCACACGCGGTGATCGTCACGTCCGCGAAGGGTCGTAGCAGGAGCTCCCAGCCTTGACGGGTGAACCGCCAGTAGTCCTCGTACTCCCCGTCGATGCCGTGCGTCGGCCAGCAGAACGGGGACGTCACCAGCAGCAACCCACCCGGTTTCAGGACGCGGAACACGTCGCGCATCGCCGCGAAGGGATCGACGCAGTGCTCGAGGACTTCGGTCAGGACGATCCCGTCAAACGACGCATCCGGAAACGGCATCGCGCAGAGATCCCCCTGCCGGTCCTCGCCGTTCTGCCCGAACGTCAGATACCCGTCGCCCAGCCACGCGCGCCGGTTGTAGACGCCGACGTCGAGGATGTCGCGCCCGAGCTCCGCGCGGTTCGACCAGATCCAGTGCTCGAGCTGTAAGCGGTGATAGTCCGGGACGAACTCGTGCAACCCCGGCGTCGTATGCATCCAGTTGAGCAGGTACGGCATCTCGTCCGATTGGCTCAAGCCGTAGAGCAGAACATCACGGCTCATGTCGACATCACCAACGGCGGTGGTAAAATGCAGGAGTGAGCCGGCATCAACCGCCAGTGACGTGGGCCTGTGAACGGTGCCACGCAACTCGGACCACGATGCCATCGCGTCAGGGGCGCTACTGCTCGGTCGATTGCGCGATGGCCGCCTGTGGACGCGCGCGCAAGACCGATCCGCAAGATCGGTTCTGGCCTAAGGTCGAGAAGACCGACGGTTGCTGGATCTGGCGTGGCTGGATTGAGCCCGGCGGTCACGGCACTTTCTATCTTCGTGGTCGCATGCGTATTGCGTCTCGCGTCGCATGGGAATTTGCGAACGGTCCAGTCCCTAAGGGTATGTATGTGCTGCACAAGTGCCCAGGTGGAGACAATCCGGCATGCGTGCGAACAGACCACCTGTATCTCGGCACCATTAGTGATAACTCGCGCGACATGGTCGAACGCGGTAACGTTTGCATTGGCCAGCGTCATTGGGCGAAGCGAATGCCTGAACTTATCCAACGAGGAGAAGAGCGTTATTCGCATCGGCTCACTGATGCCGCCGTGCGCACGATCCGGGCTCAACACGCGGCCGGCGTAACGAGTAAGGTATTGGCGCAGCAGTTCAATGTGGCACCACGAACCATTCGCGATGTCACGAACCGACTGACGTGGACGCATATTAAATAGCCGCACTTAGGTACTCATTACGACTCTGTACTGGCCTCCCCGTCGATACCAGCGGATCGAGGTGTCGATGGCGTCGACTTCAATGTCCCGAATAAACGACTCGCGGAAGAGCGCCATCCGGGTATAGCCGGCCACCGTCAACGTGCCCTGCTCGAGTAACACATCGATCCGGGCCGCCGCCGCACTGGCGTCCGCGAGGCTCGCGCTCTTCGAGAGCAACCGCGCTTCGACCAGGTAGAGCGCATCTTCAATCGCGCGCCCGCCGAACATGCCCTCATCGACTTCATCGACGAGCGACACAATCACAAACCGCGTCATCGCCGCTGGCGCTTCATCGTGATAGACGCCATTGGTACAGATCGCGAGCAACGTCGCGTCCGCGCCGAGCTTCGCCGCCAACGCATTGCCGATGGCCGAGCTATCCGGCATCGATCACCTTCGTGGCTCCGTGCCGGCGCACCATCTCGATCAGCAGTCCGCGGATCTTGCGCCGGGTAAACGCCACCGTCCGCCCGAAGACATGAAAGCCGGGCATCCGGCCCGTCACATGCGTCACGCCGTTCACGGTGACGTAGTGCCGCGCCTGCGTGCCGTTGTCGAACAGCCACGCGAGTGGCGATCCGCTCTTCAGGATCAACCCGGTGGTCAGTTGCCCGCTGACCTTCAGCGGCGCAATCGCCAACTTGTTTGAGAGGTTCCCCGTGAACCGATGCGCCTCATAGACGCGCTTGACCGTGACGTACGCGGCGTTGACTTCGCCCTCGACCACCTTCGCCGCTTCGCCGCGACATTCCTCAGGGAGCTTCCGTAGCTCTTCGCGGAATTCCTTTAAGCCGTCCCAACGCATCGAACTCGCCATCTACGCCACCACTTCCACGGCGATGAGGATCAGGTCGATGCACCGCTGGTCCGGGTTATTGACGCCGGTCACGTTCGCGAGGTGCGACCGGCCGGCGCGGTCCAGCCACGTCAGTTGCGTCTTCGTCGTCACCGACGGATGAAACGGCACGACCACAATCAGGGTCTCCATTGACAGCACCGTGCCCGCCGCCATCCGCTCGAGGTCGCGGGCCGTCGCTGGCCGGATGTCGGCGTAGAGCGTCGCCGGCGTGAGCGTGGTGAGGGTCTCGGTGTAGCCGCCCTGCCCATCCGGCGCCGTCGTGGCGTTGGCCAGGCTCACGAGATGGATCCGTTTGCCGACGGGAACGGTGCTCATGCGAGGGCCGGGTTTCTCGATTGCACGAGCAGCCGATCAATCGCCTGCCACGTCTTCTCGCTGAGTGTGTTGTCGTCGCCGCGATGTTCGTAGAGATCCGTCAGCGCGAGCAGGATCGCCGCGGACACCCGGCCCGGCACGGTCGCGGGACTGACCCACGCGGCATCAACCGAGGTGTCCAAATAGGTGCGGATCAGATCTTCGGCCTGATCCAGTTTCAGTTGGATGTCGAGATCCCCGGGGTCGAGCGCGGCGGTCGTAATGCGAAGATGCAGCTTCGCGGTCGCGAGCGTGACCAGTTGGGCGGCCACTTACTTGTCCTTCCCATCGCGCCCGCGCTTCACCATCAATGTCCACGCCTTCGACCCGTCGCCGGGTTTCGTCTCCGTCGGTTCGTTACAGTGCCAGGTGGACCCGGCCCAGGTCGTCACGTCGCCGAGCTCGTAGGCCTTCCCGTCCTGATAGACGCCCTGATACGTCAGGCCCGCCTTCCCGTCCACACCGTCTCTCCCGGGGGGGCCGGGATCACCGGGCGGGCCTGGGAGGACGGGC